AACATTCTTTCTAAACGAGGTGCAAAGGCTTCTTGTAAAGCAATTTTAGCGTTAGCTAAAGCAGTTTCTTTAACAGCTTTTGCGTCAGCGATTGCTTCTTTTAGCAAGTCTGATTTTGCCATTGTTTGTTCTCCTAAATTGTTTTTGGAAGTAAGATTATTAAGAATCTTAATAGAAATTTATATTTACTAGACACTATATAAGGAATAGCGTATTTACAAATAAATATGAGCATGTTTTAAAAAACAGTAAAAAAGCCCTAACTTTTTTTGCTAGGGCTTAAATTTACTTATAAATAATATTAATCGCGATTTAAATCTCGAACTCTTTGCATGAATTGTGCCGCTTGAAGTTGTTTTCTTCTTTTAACACTTGGTTTTTCAAATTCTTTTCGATCTTTAATTGATTCTAAAATTCCAGAAGCTTTTACTTTTCGTTTCCATGATTTAAGTGCAAATGCTAAATCTTCTCTTTGATTGCCAATTACATTAACTGCTAATGGATTTCCTGCTACTGTCGTTTGATGTTGTTTCTGTTTTTTATTCATATAACTATATTTAAATTTCTGGTTGTTGCATTTTTGGTTTTGCTTGTTCTTCTTTTACTCTAAATCTAAAAAATTTAATTTCTAATTTTGAAGAAAAATAACCTTGAATACGTTGTGCTTCGCGTTCTGGGTCTTCTCCTAATCTAAAATAAAAATATCCAACTTTACCTGTTTTAGAAATAGTATATTTAACTACTGTAAAACCTTTTTTAGTTGTCCATTCTTGTATTTGGGCTGCTACATCTTTAGCTTGAGATGGATCTCGAAGTACATATTCAACGCCGCCTCTATAATCTGTAATATGATTTACTAATTGAGCTTCGTCAACTAAGTTTACATCTAAACCTTGTTTTGCAAAATCTGCAGCTTTTTTAGGATCTTTAACTGATATACTACCTTTTTCAGTTTGTTCGTTTAAGCCAAAAAACTCTTTATATAATCTTTTAAAGGTGTTCATCATTCTACCTATATTATAATAATCTTTTATTCATTATCCAAATTAATTAACATCGAAATAACGACTTAAATGTTGTCCGATATTTTCATATGCTAAAGCCATTCGATTTTGTGCTTCTTTTAATTCTCTAGCTGCAGCTTCAAAATCGCGATAATCTTCGTGCATTCTCTTATTGTTCTTTTTATGTGCAACATTTGACATCCAATCATCACTTTCGGTCATGATTCTATCAGCACGTTCTACTATGTTTTTAACACGCTCAACAATTTGTTCTAAATCACCTTTACCATATACTGATTCGCCTAATGCTGAAAAATTTGCTACTTCTTGTACAAATTGTTGTTTTTCTTCTTTAGACATCGGTTTCGGTTGATCTTCCAATATCGTTTCTAAAATAAATTTTAAGTTTGGTGTTCTCATTATATTATCCTACATTTACCATCTTCGCATAAAATTGATGTAATAATATCGTTTACGCGGTTATATTTATTTGGTTGATTACTTTTATTCACAGATTCATTCATGCTTGTAGGCCGCATAAAAGCCCCATGCGTAGAAGGATTTGAAACGAAGTCCCAACATATTAATTCAAAGTCATCTTGTACTTCAACTACACCTTCACTGCGTAATTCTTTTACGGATCCTAACCCACGAGATGAAATACCTAATGTAATACCTGCTTTAAAAAGTTCTTTTAATATTTTGCCAGATGGCGTATCTAAAATTTGAACAGCACCCATCAAGTCATCACCTTTCCACCAAATCTTTAAAATGTTGTGGGAAACATTGTTCAAGTTAACAATCGATGATTCTGGATGATCTAGTTCTCCTAATGCTCTGTGTTGATCAATATATTCTTTTTGATATCGTCCACATTCTCTTTCTAAGATTTGTCTAGGATATACTCGACCATTTTGATTTTTTGCGCCTGCTCTTTGTAAAACTCCTTGTACTACAAAGCCACCTGGAATTCCATATGCAGCTCCAGATGTTTCGTTTAATGACCCAACCGGTTTAAATGGCATATATTCTACAATTAGATGCTTTGACATATTACTCCCCTAATGCTCTTACACGTTCTGATATTCTAGTTAATCGTTCAGCAATTTTTGTCATTGCTTTTGCAGCTGCCGTTCCATATTGTGATGAAGCTACGCCTGATTCGTTTTTATATTTAGATGTATGATTAACAATTGTTTCAATTTCTTGTAATTTTTTTGCAATCTCTCTAATTGAATCTTTTATATGCGATGATGGTTTTTTATCTCCAACTCGTTTAAAATCTCGATAACTTTCTATAAGTTGTTCGTATTTTTTATCTAATGCTTCTACAACTTTATAGCCTAGCTGTTCTGCTGTTTTTTTATTAGTCTTTTTAGCAAAAGCTTTTGGAGTTCGAATTGGTCCTGCTCCTCCATCTAATGCTCCGGTAACATTTTGTTCTTCTAAATCTTCACTTGAATCAGATTCTAACGTTTCTTCGATTTCAATGAATTTTTCTTCCATTTCTCGTAAAAGTGATTTCATTAATGTAATCCTTTCAATTCTTTGATTAAATCAAAATAACGTAACAATGAAAGTATATGTGATTCTTTAATAGATTTCATATTTTCAACTGTACACAACATTTCCGAAAGTTTTTGTACTTTAATTTTTGTTGCTTTATCTGTAATTGATTTTGCTTGGGTTGATAATTCTTTTTTGATTTCCGGAATTACCTTTTCAATATATTCTTTTAAAGCAGCAGTATCATTTACATTAGTAATATACTTATTCAATAAACGTTTTTGAGATTCATCTAACCCAGAATACTTTTGATTAAATTTATCAATCATTAATTTATATGTTAACAATCTAACTTCTTTAGGTTGTGATTCAAATGCTTCAATGATTGGATCTTTAATTTCAACTCGTTTTTCAACAAGCATTCCGTTGCTAATGATTACATTCTTACATTCTAAAAGTTGTTTAGGATTTGCAGATTCATCATACTCAAATATCATATAAATTGAAGCCAATGCTTTATAATTATTGATATGAGTTTTAGCCATATTGTTAAATACAAAACGATCTGAAATTTCTTTAACTAAATTATAACGTTGTCTACGTAATACAGATTGATTTAATTTATCATGTGCTGATTTAATAGTACGAATATAATCTAATGCTTGAGCTTCACTACGAAATTGTTCTTTTAACAATGCATTATATAATTGCAATTCTTTTGCTAATTCTGTATTTTTACCGAAATATTTTTTAATTATATCAATAGTAACCGATTTGTCTGACGATAAGGTTTCTGATGTTAATTTTCTAACTAACAGTTCAAAAAGAATGCCGGTATTTTTATACTTTGAATGTTTTAATTTAGTCATCTTGTTACACAGTTCTTTTTATATTAAATAAATATGTTTATTATCATAAAATATTGTTTTCATCTAATATGGTGCCGGCATCATGATCATCACGGCGCTCTTTAGTTGTTTTCAATGATTCACTGATAATACCTCGGTTTTTATTTTTCATATTTTTTAAGAAATCTAGATTTTCAGATGAAAAAACTTTTACTTTTCTGTCTGCTCGTGTATTTGGTAAGAATGCTGACTTTTGATTTTCAGGATCAAATGCTTGTTTCAATTCTTTTCTACCTGTCGGATCCCACCCTAATGCATTCTTATGTTGACCTGATTTAATACCCTCTGGAGGACGACCTCCTTTATCTTTTTCTTCTACATCAGATGATGACATATGTACTGTTGCTAAATCATGCGGAGTACCAAATGACACGCCGGTGATAGCTGGATCATTTCCTTCTTGTTCAATTTGATTTTGACGGAAACGAAGCTTAAGATCTTCAACTACATTTGTTCGTTCTTGAAGCCATTGGTCTTCTGACATATTAAAGATAAACTCATATATGTATTTATCGGACACTAATTTACTATCTTTCATAGCAGTTGCTAATGTCATTTTTTCAGTCATTAATGCAACTTTTTGTTGATCATAAACAATTGAAGGGGCTGTCAATTCTAGATCAAATCCAACTAAATCTTCGCCTTCGAATCCTTGAGCATATAAATGTACAATTGCAATCTTAGTTAATTCAGACATTACAATTTTTTGTATACGTTCAATTGTTCTAGCAAACCGAATATCCATTGATGCTAAAGTAGTTTTTCCTTCAACTCCTTCATCAAAACCTAAAAATGGCTTAGGAATTTTTAAAGCAGCCATCATTTTATTTTTAATATATTCGATATCATCTAAACCTGTGAATGTCATACCAGGTAATGTATCAATAGCAGTTGTAGAATTACCACCTCGAACTGGCAAGTAATAATCTTCTAACATATTCATTAAATTGAATTTAAGATTGTAATTACCAGTTTGTGGATCAATATGTGGAATTTTTTTCATTTTATTGATAATTTGTTCCATGAATGAATCAACTTCATTTGGTGGAATATTACCAATATCAATTTTGAAAATACGTTTTTCCGGTGCTCGCATTATTCTGTGAATAAGCATTGCATCTTCCATCATCATTAATTTTTGGAATTCTTTACGTGCGCCTTCTAACATTGATCTACCATATGGTAAAAAGTTAGAATCAGATAACATTCGGAAATGTGCTATTTCAAATGTATCATACTCTGCTTTTTGATCTGCAACATTTTTAAATTTAATAGTATATTCGCCAGTAACTTCATCATATTGTTCCCATCGTTCAATTTCATAACTAGATAAAGGACGAGCATTTAATACTCCAATTTCTTCTGCAATATCTAATTTTAAAAAGAAATCGCCATATTTTGTCATGTTGCGAATCCAAGTCCACAAATTAAATTCAATATTTAATACATCATAAAATAAATTATAAAGAATTTTTTGTATTTGGGTATTATTACATTTAATAGTTAATAAATCACCAAATTGATCAGTTAATGTAGATTCATCTGAATATATATCAAGTGCAGAACTAATAATTGGATCTTTATCCATCATTTCATAATCAGCATAAAGCTGCATACGATTTTGTTGCATATAGTAGTTGGAATCATATCCTCCCATACCACCTACCATGTGCTTGTTAGCACCATGCATTCTTGTATATCGGTCTGCTACTTTAGTTTGAGATAAGTTACCTACTCCTTGTAGTCGATTCGTATCAACTACTCGTAATTTATCTTTTCCATATGCACGAACAATTACATTCGTAGCAAAAAGATTTTGTAAACGTTTTCTTAATGACGCCATAGTATATTATTTTTAATATAAATATAACTAATTATAGAACCATGGTAGTTTTTACAATAACCAAGTTATATTTTCATTTCCATAACCGTTATTCCAATTCCAACCATCGGCTTGATTAGAAGGGCGTCCTGTATAAATTGTGTTTTGAGTTTTTTGAAATTGACTTAAAGTTTTCTTGTGAAGTTCAATTCCTTGTTGTCGTAATTTTAAAGATGTATCGCGGAGCCAAAGGCCAATACAAAACGACATTACAAGGTCATCATTATATCCATTCTGTGCTTGAGCTTTACCATTCAGCCAAACAAATACAAATAATTCTTGTATCAAACGTTTGCTTCGAATAACTGGTGTTTTTTCACGCATATACATTTCTAATGAAGAAATCATTAATGGACGTGTACGAGATGTTGTTGATACTCCAGGAACCATTTGGCTCTTATCTTTCATATCATAACCTTTTTTAAGTTGCACATCTACATCAACATATCCATCATCTTTATATGTATAGAATAAATTTTCATAACCTCGGTCTATGATAGGTTGAATTGCTGCCCAGCCAATATTGGCATTTTCGACTGCTAATAATGCATTATTCCATTCTGTTGCAACTGTATATAACATATTACCAAAATCTTTTGGAGGTAATTTGCCTTTATATTCTGCAACTTGTACTACATCTTGTACATCAATAACATGGAATGTCGACCAGTCACCACCATCGCCGCGGGCAACGTCAGCTACTACTATATAATCTTTTTCGTAATTAGGATATTCCCATACCCAATATGCATTATCAAAGCCTCGCTTCTCAATAGGATCAATACACTTTAATTCATAATCCATTAATATAGCACCATCTACTACAGTATGTCCTGATGAAATAAAGTCACAATCACATTCTTGTGCTGCACCACGTTCACCTAATAAACGAGTTTGTTCAT